AATGCAGGGTTTGATGAAAAGATTTTGTTCCCCTCATCAGTTGAAAGCACTGCGGGTTAAGGAGTAACACATGACCACTATTACCAAAGAACGTATTGAATTGTTCATTAAAAATCCGCTTGAAAACGGGCTTACCCGTGGTGAACAAATGGAACTGGCACGGATTGCGCTGGCATCGCTGGAAGCAGATCCAGTTAAACGAGTTAACTCAGATCAGATGCGCCGAGTCTGCTTAGAAGCTAATCGCCATTTAGATAAATATGACGCGATGGCGAAAGAGGTAAATAAGTTGCTTGGACGCATCGCCCCGCCAGCGCCGGTAGTGCCGGAAGAAGCAACTCCGGAAAACGTAGAAATGCTCTCTGGCTATGTTTCCACGTACAAATTAACCGATAGCGAGCGCGATATTGCTGCCGAAATATGGAACTCCTGCCGCACCGCCATGCTTCAGTCCGGAAACTTTCGGGAAAGCAAGAATTCGTCAACCAATAATTTTCGGGAAATCCCGGAAGCGTCAACCAGCTCTCCGGTAACTCCGGCTCTTCTGCCTGGTGGTTTCACCATTGAGGAGGCGAAGGAATTACATGAAGACCTGGTACGCAGCCACATAAGCAAGGCCTTAAGTGGCGAAAAGATGAAAAAGAAAGATCGCGATGCTGATTTGCGCTGGATTCATGGCGTTATAGTTCAGGCAGCGTGGTTTGTAAAAGCATCACTGGAGCAGAATGCACTATCGGGCAACTCTCCGGCAACTCCGGATGGTTGGATAAGCTGTAGTGAGCGAATGCCGAATACCAAAACAGCCGTTCTTGTTGCCGTGGAGTTTGACAGGAAAGGTGACTGGCGAATGAAATGGGCTACTTACATCCCCGGGCATCCTGACGCTAATGATGGGTGGATAATTCCTGGTGCGTCGTGGAAACCGTCACACTGGATGCCGCTACCAGAACCGCCGCAGGAGGTGAATCAATGAGCTGGCCTGAAGCATTAACAACGGTAGGAATTGCGATGGCGGTGGCGCTGGTGGTGTATTCGATTTGCCGCTGGGGATAAAAACGGTTTGCGGGAAAAGGAGAGTTAAGTAGAATTGCAGCGGGTGCTTGAGGCTATCTGTCTCAGGCATGAACACCAAAAGGCAGATAGAGAAAAGCCCCAGTTAACATTACGCGTCCGGCAAGACGCTTAACATTAATCTGAGGCCATATCTATGCTCTACACACGTAGGTTAGCCTCTTACGTGCCGAAAGGCAAGGAGAAGCAGGCTATGAAGCAGCAAAAGGCGATGCTAATCGCCCTGATCGTCATCTGTTTAACCGTCATAGTGACGGCACTGGTAACGAGGAAAGACCTCTGCGAGGTACGAATCCGAACCGGCCAGACGGAGGTCGCTGTCTTCACAGCTTACGAACCTGAGGAGTAAGAGACCGGGCGGGGGAGAAATCCCTCGCCACCTCTGATGTGTCAGGCATCCTCAACGCACCCGCACTTAACCCGCTTCGGCGGGTTTTGTTTTTTTCTGGCATTCTGGTTTACAATTCGCACGTCAGCCTGAACACCTGACACCTGCTGCGCCAGCAGAGAAAACAGATGGCGCACAAAACCAAATTTCACAATTCTGATACCGACCTTGCCATCCGGCATGGGCGGCGTTCACACGCATTTAAAACCGACTGGTACCAACACCCACCATGTACTGAAGAACAGGCCGAATGGCTAATTCATAACTACCGCAGACGCGGATACGAGATTAAGAAAGCCCTCAGCCTCGATTATCGTCACTGGATAATCTCCGTCAGGCTTCCTTACTCTGAACGCCCACCGCGTCCGTCCCGCACATTCCAGCAACGCATCTGGAGGTAACGTGCGGGTATTACTTCGACCTGTTCTGGTACCGGAACTCGGGCTGGTGATCGTTAAGCCGGGCCGTGAATCCATGCCGGTATTCCACAATACCCGGGTACTGGTGGAGCCGGAACCGAAAAGCATGCGTAATCTGCCGTCCGGGGTCGTTCCTGCCGTTCGCCAGCCGCTGGCGGAGGATAAATCATTACTGCCATTTTTCAGCGACGAACGAGTGATTCGTGCTGCTGGTGGCGCTGGCGCATTGTCTGACTGGTTACTGCGCCATGTTAAATCCTGCCAGTGGCCACACGGCGATTATCACCACAGTGAAACCGTCATTCACCGTTATGGTACCGGCGCAATGGTGTTGTGCTGGCACTGCGACAACCAACTGCGCGACCAGACCTCCGAATCACTCGGGCAACTTGCTCACCAAAACCTGTCTGCATGGATGATTGACGTCATACGCCATGCAATGAATGGCTCGCAGGAACGGGAATTATCGCTGGCTGAATTATCCTGGTGGGCGGTCCGCAATCAGGTGGCGGACGCGCTACCGGAAGCGGTATTACGTCGTTCGCTGGGGTTGCGTGCGGAAAAAATCCGCTCAATGTACCGTGAAAGCGACATCGTACCGGGAGAGCAGACCGCCACCAGCATACTGAAGCAGCGCACAAAAAATCTTGCGCCGCTGCCTCACGCTCACCAGCAAAACCCGCCACAGGAAAAGACGGTGGTCAGCATTGCCGTTGATCCGGAGTCACCGGCTCAGTATCTCCAGCGCCAGAAATCACAACGGGAAGAGATGCCTGTATACACGCGTTGGGTAAAAACGCAGAAATGCATGACGTGTGGCAATCAGGCAGATGATCCGCATCACATCATTGGTCATGGACTGGGAGGGATGGGAACAAAGGCTGATGATTTGTTTGTTATTCCGCTGTGCCGTAAATGCCATAGCGAACTACACGCCGGGGTAAAAGATTTTGAAGAAAAACACGGCAGCCAGCTGTTGTTGCTGATTCGTTTTTTAATGCACGCGAGAAATTCGGGTGTTCTGAAGTGGAAAGCATAAATGACTGAACGCATAGAATTTGTTTTGCCTTACCCGCCAACGGTGAACACTTACTGGCGACGCCGTGGCAGCACATATTTTATCTCGGAGGAGGGAAAGCGTTATCGCCGGGCTGTGGCGCTTATTGTTCGCCAGCAGCGGCTGAAATTAAGCCTGTCCGGAAGGCTGGCGATAAAGGTGATTGCAGAGCCACCGGATAAGCGTCGTCGCGACCTGGACAATATCCTGAAAGCACCGCTGGATGCGCTGACGCATGCGGGAGTGTTAATGGACGATGAGCAGTTTGATGAAATCAATATCGTTCGTGGTCAGCCAGTATCTGGTGGACGTATGGGGGTGAAGATTTACCCCATAATGCATGAAGAGCAGGTCAAAAAATGAAACTGGAAGATTTACCGAAATACTACTCCCCAAAATCCCCCGGCCTGACTGATGCATCGGCCTCAACGTCGAAAGATGCGCTGAGTATCACTGATGTGATGGCCGCGCAGGGCATGACACAGAATCGGGCTGAGATGGGGTTTTCTGCGTTCCTTGGGAAAATGGGCATTAGTATGAATGACAGAGAGCGGGCAACAGAATTGCTGACAGAATATGCACTCAGTCGGTGTGATCGCGTGGCGGCGTTAAGAAAACTCCCGGCAGAAATAAAACCGGCAGTGATGCGTATTATGGCTTCGTATGCGTTTGAAGATTATGCCCGTAGCGCGGCGAGCAAAAAACAGTGCTCCTGCTGTCACGGAAAAAAATTTATTGAAAGCGAGGTTTTTACAAACAAGGTCCAGTATCCGGATGGTAAGCCGCCGGTATGGGCAAAGTGTACGAAAGGTGTGTATCCGTCTTACTGGGAAGAATGGAAAAAAGTCAGGGAGGTGGTAAAAGTTGCCTGTCCGGAGTGTGGCGGAAAGGGTGAGGTTTCCACCGCCTGTAAGGATTGCCGTGGGCGTGGTGTCGCCATTCATCGTGAAGAGTCGGTAAAACGTGGTATGCCTGTTATCAGAGACTGCCAGCGTTGTGGTGGTCGTGGCTGTGAAAGACTACCATCAACGGAGGCATTTAATGCCATACGCAAAGTGACGAGTGCTATCACGCTTGATACGTGGAAAAAATCAGTGAAACGCTTTTACGATACGTTGGTGGTTCGGTTTGACATTGAAGAGGCATGGGCGGAGCGGCAGTTAAAGAGGGTAACGCGATAGTGTTGTTGATTTTTCCCGAATCTGTGGTAAATTTGCTCTAACGATGGGCGTTTTATGCCTGACGTTAGAAGATTTTTTACACCCCGCCGCCTGGCGGGTTTTTTATGACTGAAATCGCGTCAGTACAGTAAACGCGCTGGTGGCGGTGAATACCTGTCTTTCAGCTTGCTGGCTTTTTCGACAAGAGTTATTGGTGTGTCACGTTAACCGGAAAAGGAAAAGACATGCTAAAACAGCAGGATATGACAGAAACCGCCAGAGTGGTGTTTAATGAATTAAGCGTTACCGACCCGGCGACAGTCGGGGAGATAGCGCAGAATACTTACCTTTCACGCGAACGCTGCCAGTTAATACTGACTCAGCTGGTTATGGCGGGTCTGGCAGACTATCAGTTCGGTTGTTACAGACGCCTTCCGCAGTGAAGGCTTTTTTATTTGTGGTAAATGGGCGGCTGGTGGGTGTTAGGGGCACCCACCAGCCATCTGCTCATGCGTCCGGATCACAAGCAAACCTCAGGCCCACTGCTTTGCGCAAAAGCAGAATGAGCCTATCAGAGACAGGCTTAATGATCCATGCTTAATACTGTAAAAATATCCAGTTGTGAGTTAATCAACGCCGACTGCCTGGAATTTATCCGGTCGTTACCCGAAAATTCTGTTGACCTGATAGTCACGGACCCGCCGTACTTTAAAGTGAAGCCTGAGGGCTGGGATAACCAGTGGAAGGGCGACGATGATTACCTGAAGTGGCTGGACCAGTGTCTGGCGCAGTTCTGGCGGGTGCTGAAACCTGCCGGAAGTCTTTACCTGTTCTGTGGTCATCGCCTGGCATCTGATATCGAAATCATGATGCGTGAACGCTTCAGTGTGCTGAACCATATTATCTGGGCGAAGCCGTCCGGACGCTGGAACGGATGCAACAAGGAAAGCCTGCGGGCGTATTTCCCCGCCACAGAGCGCATTCTGTTCGCGGAACATTATCAGGGGCCGTATCGTCCGAAAGATGCCGGGTATGCGGCGAAGGGCAGTGCACTGAAACAGCATGTGATGGCCCCGCTGATTTCTTACTTTCGTGATGCGCGCGCAGCCCTGGGGATAACGGCAAAACAGATTGCAGATGCCACAGGAAAGAAAAACATGGTGTCGCACTGGTTCAGTGCCGGTCAGTGGCAGTTGCCGAATGAAAGCGATTATCTGAAATTACAGTCGCTGTTTGCCCGGGTGGCAGAAGAGAAACATCAGCGCGGGGAACTGGAAAAGCCACACCACCAGCTGGTCAGCACATACAGTGAGCTGAACCGGCAGTATATGGAACTGCTGAGTGAATATAAAAATTTGCGGCGGTATTTCGGTGTGACGGTGCAGGTGCCGTACACCGATGTGTGGACGTATAAACCAGTGCAGTACTATCCAGGGAAACATCCGTGCGAAAAACCGGCAGAAATGCTGCAGCAGATAATCAGCGCAAGTAGTCGTCCTGGTGATCTGGTTGCGGATTTTTTCATGGGGTCGGGTTCAACGGTAAAAGCGGCGATGGCACTGGGGCGTCGTGCGATTGGTGTTGAGCTGGAGACCGGACGTTTTGAGCAGACAGTCAGGGAAGTTCAGGATTTAATCGTTTGAAACGGATGAGATTGCAGAATTAATTACGCACCATTATTATTCTGCTCCCGGCCCTTTAGCTCAGTGGTGAGAGCGAGCGACTCATAATCGCCAGGTCGCTGGTTCAAATCCAGCAAGGGCCACCATCACATACCGCCATTAGCTCATCGGGATAGAGCGCCAGCCTTCGAAGCTGGCTGCGCGGGGTTCAAGTCCCCGATGGCGGTCCATTATCTGCATCATGCGTTGTTAGCTCAGCCGGACAGAGCAATTGCCTTCTAAGCAGCTGTGGTTGCACTCCTGTTGTTTCTGGTGGTGATGGTGGACTTCAGCAGCCGGATAATGTCGGTGCTGTCTGATGGTGTTTTGGTGGCGGGTGTGTGGTTGTTGCTTTCCCGTTGCTGAAAAAGAAAGCATCAGGCGATTAGCAGGGTATCAGTTACCCGTTGAAATTTTTAAATACCTCACAATTCCACAGCTTGATGATTGTCTGGCTGCCGGAGAATTTGTTAAAAATTACATCGCATGGTGAATCCCCCTCAGCGGCGGGGCATCTGGCAAAGTGTATGATCCAGAGAACATGCAAATTCAGTAGACAGGCTGAATTTACCGGGAGGCCCCTGGCACCATGCGACAGACAGAAATTAGGCTATACTTCAGCCCCTCTCCGGAGGGGCTTTTCTGTGCAGGATGTGTCACAGTTTCCTGAATTCTGAGTACTGTCCTGTTACTCAGGGTGCTATATTTTCTGACGTGATGAAAGTCTGCCGGAAGGCGGAACGTATCGGAAATGACCCAGTAGAGAAAACGTTGACTCAGATACCGATGCTGAGTTACCGGGAAACCGGCATCACATGACCGCTATCCTTCCAGGCTCGCTCCGGCGGGCCTTTTTACTGCAGAAAACAGTTTTCCCGTAAAATGCCACGTTGCTCATAATTCAGGCTGGCGATTATTGTCTGGCCGGCGGGAAGTTTGTTAAAAAATTTCGCATGGTGAATCCCCCTGTGCGGAGGGGTAATCAGCGAGTAGGTATATGGGATAATCGCGGATTCAGGTGCTGGTACTGAATTCACCGGGAGGCACCCGGCACCATGCAATGGCACATAGCGCCACTCTCCAGCCCCTCTCCGGAGGGGCTGTTTATATTGATTTTGTCAGATGTGAGTAAACTGCTTATGGACTTTGTTGTTTTAGCCCATAAGGACATATTTGCAGAGTGCAACGGTTATTAAAGCATTCATTCAATACGTTATCTGTATTTGTAGGGCATTCCTGGCTGTTTTTGATTAAATTCCATAATGTTTTATTGAATGGTACTACGTTGTAAATGGTTACAGGTAGCACTTTGTTATTGAGCATGATGCCTGTGTGAGTCAGTGTAAATATACTTTCAGGAGGTAAGAAAGCATCCGATTGATACCAGATTATTAATTTTATTTTACTCCATATGACTGAAAAAGATATTCCGCATGATGGCTGGATAACTGTATCAATCACAATCCACTTCATTTAGTTTCCTTGTTTATGCCTTGCTGGTGATGTTCTGAAAAGTATAAATGATATTTTTGATTGTAAACCATAGAGCAGAATTATTTTTCTGATGTTGTTTATTGTTTATTTAAATGCAGGGTGGTTTATATCTCGTCTTGTAGTTTATCCATGCATATCTGCTTGATGATGAGGTTTTTATTTAAGGTATGGTTTTGTGTTTTTTCTGTATTACATGTCAGGTATTTTAAAGAATCATTTTTCAGATGGTGGAAAGAACCATGGCATTTAAACACTATGATGTTGTCAGGGCGGCGTCGCCGTCAGATCTTGCGGAAAAGCTGACACATAAAATGAAAGAGGGCTGGCAGCCGTTTGGTAGTCCGGTGGCCATAACCCCTTATACCCTGATGCAGGCGATTGCAGCAGAAGGTGATGTGGTCGTCAGTGGTGCAACTGAGCCGGAGTGGTACTACGTCATCGTACTGGCCGGGCAATCCAATGCCATGGCTTACGGTGAAGGGCTTCCGCTTCCGGATTCTTACGATGCGCCCCACCCACGCATTAAGCAACTGGCCCGTCGCAACACAGTGACTCCCGGTGGTAAAGCATGCGCATTTAACGACATCATTCCGGCAGACCACTGCCTGCATGATGTTCAGGATATGAGCGCACTGAATCATCCGAAGGCAGACCTGAGCAAAGGGCAGTACGGCTGTGTCGGCCAGGGCTTACATATTGCCAAAAAACTGCTTCCGTATATCCCGAATAACGCGGGGATCCTGCTGGTACCATGCTGTCGTGGTGGTTCGGCATTCACCCAGGGCGCGGAGGGGACATTCAGTGCGGACACGGGGGCCAGCCAGGATTCGGCACGCTGGGGTGTGGGTAAACCGTTATATCAGGACCTGATCGCACGCACCAAAGCGGCATTACAGAAGAACCCGAAAAATGTGTTGCTGGCGGTGTGCTGGATGCA